CTTTGTATTTAGGGTAGTTATCCGGATTGGGTTCCGTATTAAGTAGTTGTTCTAACTCTTCTAAATCATCAATATTAATATCTTTATTACTATTAATGTCAGAAAATATTGCATTTAAAACTTCCATCAATTCTGTGTCCATTAAGCCACCCCTATAATATTATGCTCTGTTTGTGAACGGTCCTTTACATTGTAATTAAGTAAATATTCTTGTATAGTCCCTTTGTTTGTACGTTTAGTTTCTCCTAGAGGGTTGGGCTTTCCTGTCCTACCCCCACCTTTTCTTCCTTCATCGCCTTCTCTATCTAGTTGCTTTGTTGGTATTGTGAATAAACCCTGACCGTCCTTATTAAGGTTTGTCTCTATACTATTATATAAAACCTCTAAAATATTACTACTTGTTGCCTCTAGTTGGTTTTTCAATTCTGTAATAAAATTCTCTATCTGTTGTATAATAGCAGATACGTCGGATTGTTCTAATTCTTCAGTATAATCCCGTATTTTACCATTATCAGAATATGTAAAAACCGGGCGGGGTGGATTACCCCGTCTTTTATCCCTACTTGTTTGGTATGTTAGTGATAGCATATCATCTCTAATTTTTGCTAAGTCACTAAGTAGACCATCAATATTTGATGGATTGAATGTGTCTAAGACGTAAATATAAGCAGACAGTATTGTGTAGGCATTTGCCTCATCAAATTTTTCTGGAAACGAATTGACTCTTAATTCAGCAATATTATCATCCATTTGATTATCCGGAGGTAAACATATTTTGAATATTTCTGCTACATCTGTATCTGTAATTTTGACGCCCTCAGATAAAATTCTATCAATAACCCCACGTTGGGAATATTTTACATCCCCATATAGGTCTGCCATCGTCCTTTTTTTGGCAACAGGCCCCAATTTAAGGTTGGAATTTGATAACCATTCATCATATAGTTCTCTCAAGGATGTAGGTGTTCCTACAGGTAAATTAGCGCGGTCTATTATTTGCTCCTCATCTATTATCTCTTCTGGGTTAGCAGCAATATAATCTTGAGCGAAATTTCTAAATATTTTTGTGTAGCCACCTCCAGATTCACCTACATGTTCTGTTCGCCCCATTATTGCTCCTTGAGTTGCTCGACCGAATAAATTATTTTTTAAATTCCCTTTAACGGTATTATACAGCATAAGATATGGAGAATCAACTTCTAAACCTTCTTCTCCTCTTTCCGCTTTTAGTAAAAATTTACCTATGTTACCGGATAAAAATCTTGCCTTCTGTAAATTACTTAATAAATCTCTAAACTTTTGGCGGGTAGTGTGAGGGTTAAGAATTGTTTCATTGAATCGTTCTTTAGGGACCATCTGATATTTTCTCTTTCTTTGACCGGTCATAATTTCTTGTCTAGTTATACCATATTTGTCGGGAATGATATTAATTAATTTTTGCCACAATGAAGTATCTGTGTTAGGTTTTCTAATGAGGGCTTCTAAGGAGGAAATAATTTCATCCTTATCGTTAATTTCGATTTTTGATTCAAAATATTTTCGTGGAGAACTTAGCCCCACATCATGTTCAGGTATTGTCTTACCGTTACTTTGGGTCATCCATTTATCGTATTCATTTTCTAAAAATGGAACAATTTTCTGCATAAAAACTTCTGGGTCATCTTCTAATTCTAATAACATCTGATTAAATTCATTGACCTTATCTATTATGGGTCCGTCATAAGAATCTAATGCTTCCTGTAAACCTTTTAATATCGTTGGTATTAAATCTTTAGTAATGTATTCTCTGGATAAATGATGTTTTACCTGTGTTTCTTCTACATCACCAGTTTTTTCTAATTGTTCTGCAGCGATTGAGTATTCTTGAATAAGACGTTCAAGGGCTACTATTTCAGAATTTTTTGTAATATTTCTGACCTTAATTAAAGCCTGCTTTGCGAAATCTTCCGGGTTTACCTTTGCCCGAATTATTACCTCTTCCCACTCAGATACCATTCTATCACCCTTATAGCGCGCTAATAGCGGCTACAAGAGCAATAGCAACAGGCACGGCCAGAAGAATATACCGCTTATATTGTGCGACCTTCGCTAGAATTTTATTTGCTGTAGCCTCATCAACTAAACCTAAATCTTCTAATTCTTCTAAAACTTCTTCGACCATATCTTCGGCCTTCTCAACTTTGTTTGTAACTTCTTTTTCTGTAGTCATATTTATTCCTTCTTT